AAACAGGTTGTAAGGTATAGGCACTTTCAGCCGCAGGGTCAACCCCACCCGCTGAACCGTTAATGGCCAGCCAGTCGGCTACAGTAAATGTTCCAGTAGAACCTTCGTAGTCTGTTACTATTGCGTTACTATTCTTTCCAGTGCCGTCAATTATCTTTAGCGACCAGCCGTTGTAATAGTCATCAGGATAAAGATTAGCAATGTCAGTATCGACCAGAGTAACATCACTGCCACCTGATGCTTCACCTGCTTCAAAACTAACACTGTCAAAATAAACACTGAACGGAAATATAACAGTATCATCGGCTGTTGGGTTAGGGCTAAACAGAATTTCAAACCTTCTCTTCGGCCCAGAACCAGAAGCATATGGCTCAAGTGGTTTAATAGCAGCGTACAAAGGGTAGCCAGTATTTACCACAACAGCTCTACGTTGCCTAATGAACGATTCATCTACCCAGTCAATGTGCGTAGAATGATGCGTGTTAGCAGCGTAGGATATTTCACCATCAGCGGAACCACCAAAGTTTTCAGCAAGCGGGTATCTGTGGATGTCACCCCCTACCGTTTCGACTGGCGTAATAGCGAACGCATCAGCCGCAGCCGGAGTCGCTCCACCGGAGTTGCCACGTATGTCAAGCCAGCTATCAACTGTAATAGTCCCCGTTGCCGCTGTGTAATCCGTGATCTGTGCATAGCTTCCTTTTCCAGTTCCGCTGGTTATATAAATGTACCAGTCGTTTAAGTCATCGTCAGCATCGTAGGTGTCTGCCAAGGTTAGATCAACCAGCGTAGTAGTTGATGCTGAATCAGCAGTTCCAGTTACTCGTGTGGCGGTCATAGTAACGCTCATGTTGCGTTTCATCCAACGCCAGCCTTTAGGTGGACCAGCCGTAACAAACCGCCTAATGCCCGCGAATACTATATCGCGGCACAGGTCAAGATCGTGGGGATCAGTAGGAACCATAGCGACACCTTGACCGGAAGTACCATAGTTGGCCACACCAATTTCTCTGGCGACCCGCAAAATTAGTCCTTCAATTGATAATGCACTTGTAGGCTCAGGCATAATTTACCTCAAAAAATTGCCCCGAATACATTACATAACATATCCGGGGCACGGTTTGCTTAATTAAAACTGCTCGGCTACTCGAACCCAGTCAACCTTAACATTGTCGCCATCAGTACCATTAGCACCACTCGTGGCACAGATCATAATATCCATGTCAGTAGCACCGGGCCAGTTAGCGTCAGAAGAAGAGATGTCTACAGCAAGATCATTGCCCAGATCAACCCCGTCTACAAAGAACCTTACCTTCATGCTAAGTCCAAGGATTTCTACCTTGAAGCCAAGACGAACGTAAGTGGCAGCTACCAGAGTAACACCAGCATCATCAGTTTGAGCTGTACCGCTAGCAGCCTCATTATAGACTACACTGACAGCATCACCATTAGCTTCGGTAATATGGAAACCAATATAGTCAACGTCAGCCAGTGCACCAGCAGCACCAAGGGGCGAGCCATCACTAAGTTTGCCGGGTTCCATCAGGCCAACGAATACAGAAAGATCACCATCAGTAATAGTGCTGACCGCGATCCTTGCTTCATAGTAAAACGCTTTGCGAACGCCCTCTTCAGGACTTCTAAAAACGCCGCATGTATTGTCGCCACCTGTGATACCAACAACATCATCATCAGTACCATCAGTGTCTAGCATCAATACACCATCGTTATCAGCCTGAAGGGCTACATCAGCGATCAGAGCAGTTTCAGTGTAGCCCTGAAAGTTAATATCTCCAACAACATGACCAATTCCACCAGTCCATGCTGAGCGTCCGGCCTCTTCTTGCAAAACAGCAGAGTTCTTAAAGTCTTCAAAGACAATATTACCCTTGCCCGCCTGCTGCATAAGTTCCTGAACTTCAACACTATTCCAAATTTTAGGGCTAGGACCACGACCACTATCGTTCGTGTTATCCGCTGTGCCCATTACAACTACGTCACCCATTTCAAAATTCCTTACAAAAATATTTTAGTAAAACAAAAAGTGGTGCAGCCGAAGCCACACCACAGTTACTTCAAATTACGGAGTAGACTTGTGCAATGTAAAACCAGCAGTTCTACGGTTGACGCAAAGGTTATTATGAGCACCATCAAGGTAGACTGTAAACACGGTGTGCTGTGTACGGTCAGTGATAGGCTCACCCTCGTCCATCCAGTAACCATCCTGAACGTAAGGGATAAACTTAGCAAAGTCAATGCAGTAGATAGGATCATAGTCAGCACCCTCAAGCTGCGGGATGAAGACTACAGGAAGCCTATTGATCTGGACAAGGCCACTGTCGTCAACTTTCAAGTTACCAAGAACATCAATACCAGTGTGCTTGTCATCCTTGAGGTCTGCAAATTCCATCAGATCAGAGATGATGTCACTGTTGGCATAAATTCTCTTAGCAGCAGAACGCATCTGCGAAGGATCGTTGATGAACGTAGGCACTTTAAACCGAGTCTTCATAAATGCTACACGGAAAGTCTTCAGCATAGCATTGTTGACCTTTTCGTAAGGTGCACAGTAGCTCCGCCACTTAGGCTCTTCGCTAGCATCAATACCAGCGATGTTAGTAGTGAAGTTACCATTCTGAAACTTTGCAGCAACGCCGTTAAAGCCAGCAGAACTATTCACAGTACCAGAAGCATCAGTGAAGAAGTTCAGGTAGTAAGGAACACCATACGGATGCAGATCATCATTGGCACTATCAGGAGTCTTCCAAGCCCGATCTTCGATCAGGTTAGCCAAGTCCCAGAGGCCATCGACCCGACGAGTCTTGAGCAAGTTCACGAAGCCCTTAGCAGAGTTCTTGTTACGCATGATCTCAACTTTGTCCCAACTGTAGTTAGTACCGATCTGCGTCCAAGGGACTTTGATAGTGTGCATTACTTCATTGACAGAAGGAGTGTCGGTGTCATACAACCTACGGTAACGAGCGTTACCAGTAGGATTAAGCATGACCTTACGCTCAATCTGATTACCGCCGTCGATCTCCATTCGTTCATTCTGGTAGATACGGCAAAATTCATAGTCTTGGTTGTCCCACATGACTTCAAATTCTTGGTTAGGTAGATCATTCAACGTGGTTGCGATGAGGTCTACAAGGTCGCTATTCTTAACGCCCATAAGTTAAACTCCTTAAAAATTATACTTACATTAAAATTAGTTAGGTCCAAACACTTTTGCCAAACGCTCTGCTGCCCTGTCTTCAATGTCCTTAGCTGTCTTAGCTTTCGTAGACGTTGAAGCCGCTGGCGAAGATGAGCTATTTGGTTTAAGTGTTATGCTTTTCGATCTCTTCCGCACTTTGTCCATGATGTCCTTGCGGATCATCTTTTCTTGGACAGGCTGCGTGACGAGAAGGTGTGCCCTACTAAGGGCATCAGACACATCCATGTCTTTACCTAGCATCCTAGCTCCGCTAATCAGCTCTTCAACTTGCTCAACTACGGCTACTCGGTTCATCTTTTCAGACGGTAGCAAGCCTTCCCATGCTTTAACATCTTTGGGCAACGTGCCATAGACAACAGCATACTGATCCATGCCCGGCCCTCTAAAGAATGCGTCGATCTTTTCACCGACTGCTGTAACCTTGTCAGCTTCTAACTGCTGTTGGTCCGATGCGAGCTGGTCAGTACTGGCCGCTTGCGTAGGACGCTTATCAAGTTCGTCGAACATGATTTTGTTTTGGGCTTGCATCTGTTCGATTACATCGACCAAAGCATCATCTGGATAATCGGTTCTAAGCTTCTCAAGATCAATCGCCTTGAAGCCCGGCTTATCAGTGGTTTCCTTGGGAGCGGCCTTGCTGGCCTGCTCCTTTTTAAACCTTCCGATATTGGCAAACTCCTTCGATACACTATTCATCTGGTCGTGCATCTTAGCAAAGGTCTTGATGGCTAACTCAGGATTCGCCTTCATAAACTCGACGATTTCCTTTTCCTCATATCCACCGTGGATCGCAGCACGATAGTAAGCATCAGTGAGTTGCGGTTCTTCATCTCCCTGCTCATTGCCTTCTTGTGCGTCCTCATCCGTGTCGTCATCATCGTCCGTGTCCGCTTCTCCCTTGTTGTCCTCTTCCGGGGTAGAATCGTCATCGTCATCGTCGTCACTGTCCAGATCGTCCTCTTTGTCTTCATCTACTTCTTCGAGGTCTTCTGCTGGGATAGGTTCGTCGTTAGAGATAACTTCATCTGCCGAAGGATCACCACCAAGGATTTTCATTCGTTCTTCTGCCGCAGATTGAATCTCTGCGTCTGTTTTACCGGGTTCATTTTTTGGTAACGCCATTTTAAATATTCTCCTGTTTTAGCTGCCCGGTTAGTTCCGGGGGTAGGTTATTCAGTAGCAGTAGCCGTAGCTACTTTTTTAGTCCGCCGACGAGATTTGCCGGGGTGTTTTATATGTTTGGTATCTATCAGGTACTTCTCGTGTGTGCTAAACTTATCGAAAACTAGCTGGCCTTGATCTGTAACGTCAATGTCAGGGTACTGTCTTTTGTGATCTGCGATCTGGTCTAGGCCAACCGCTAACGAATCAGAGATAATCGGTTTATCATATCTATCAGAAGCAGTGTGAAACAGATCGGTTTGGTAATCACGTTCCATACGTTTACCGCATGGGCATACTTCATGTCGCTCGGACTCTGCCATTGGCTTAGTTACTAACTCGCTATGGTCACAGTCAAGACACTTGTAAGAATACATTGGCATAGATCACCTCTTATTTTTTCTTTTTCTTTGCAGGGGCTTTGTAATTCTCACCCTGAAGTAACATTTGAGTTTGACGTTTCAAACGCTGTGCCCAATTTTCTTTGGGTTTGGACTTCGCAGTTTTCTTAGCTGCACGTTTCTTGCGATCAGCCGCACCAGCCTTAGCCTTGGCCTTCTGCTTCTTGTCCATCCGGTCAATATCTTTTTCTAAATTGTACGCCATTATTACTTCGCACCCCCAAATACTTTCTTAAGTTTACCATCAACTTTTTTCTCAAGCTTCAAAGCATCAGAAGCTTTAGTCTTAATGGCCGCTGCTTCAGTAGCAGCTATAGCTTTCTTCTCTACTTCTTTAAGTACGACCTTATAAAATTTAGGATCGCCACCTTCTATTTCTTTGGCCTCGATACAAGTGTTCGCAGCGTCGCGAACTTTCCATTTGTCAAAGCCACCTATCTTATCAGAATTTTCTGAAACACAACAATCGCTGCTCATTAGAATCCTCCCGCCATATTCGCCTGCGACTGGTTAGCACCAGCTTGGGCATCTTGATTAAATTGTTGGTTAGGCGAAGCCGTAGGCCCGCCACCGAAGCCGCCATTCTGTGCGACCTCACCGCTACCAGCCTTGCCCTGATTCTGCGGGCCAAGCTGTGCTCGTAAAGCTATCCGTTGCATAAACTCAGGATCATCAAACCAGTCCTGCACGTCAGTAGTTAAACCCTGCTGTTCAGCAAGGTCAGTCAAACAACGCTGGACGTTAAACGGGATGCCCATTTGCATTGCAATATTCGCGGCGTTGATAACATTAGGCATAATAGTAGATGCAAACTCTGTCATCAATCGTGCACGAGTAATGGGATCAGTAGGAACCATTGACTTCGCACGAATTTTAAACGTGTAAAGTAAGAAGTCACCCTGTCGTTGTTCCGGTGTCAAGACGAGCTGTTGGTATTCTCCGCCAGTTGATCGCTTAGTCAGTGGAAGTTCAATAAGCGGATCAGTGTGGAGATACCACGCTATTCGCTTTGACACTTCCCCAGTTGCGTCAGCGACAATACCTTGGGCATCGTCCAGACCAACTGACATATTCGACTGCATAGCAGATGTCCGGGTCGCAGTTTCCTTTGAACCCTTAGTAGCCTTTGACATATTGCCAGCCATTTGATCTGGGTTGCCCGCAACATAGTTAAACCACATTTGCATCTGCTGGACCATCTGTTCATTACGATTGTTAGCCCCGCCAAATGATATTACCTGCGTGGCCTTCGGGTCAGACACTGCCACAGAATCGCCATCTTCCGCATCTAATATGTCTTGTGCCTCGTCAGCAAAGGCTGGGGAATAAGCCAGAATATCTTTCTGATTATCGGCCTGATTCATCATTCGCTTGAAGGTTCGATTCGCAATCATGTGCAGATCGTACCACAGCGACACAGGAGCGACTGGCAGCGGGTTCCCCGGTACAGGGGGCGAGAAGCTCAGGAAAACGTATGGCCCTTCATTGGGGCCGTGGTAGTCCACAGTGCGAAGATAGTCATCGAGTATAATCTGCTGCGGATCAGAGATGGTTACAAGTGCATTCGCCTCTGGAACCCACAGTTCAACTACATCAACCATGTCTTGCAGAGTATAAGACTCTGAAACTGCTGTACTCTGCTTAGTCATAGAGTCAACACGATCAGTGCTACCTTGCTTAGAAGTAGGCAATTTCATAACTAATTCTTTGTTGTAGCTGGGATCATCTAAGAGCTGCTGCCTTGGAACCCTTACCCGGCTACCAAGAAACGAAGACTTACGCATGTCAGTACAAATAGAATCGAACACAAAGTCATCGAGGTCAACGATCTCGCTATACACTTGTCCGGGGTCTATGTTCACGTCACCATCAACGAGCATGTTCTCACTGGAAGCAAGACTAACCTTCATAACTCCGAATGCAAAAATGGCCGACACGATCCAAGCTCTAAGAGATTCCTTTAGCTTTAGATCAGCGACGGTCTTGTCAACTGCGAGGCCCAGCATACCAGCATATTCTTTATACGCCAAGTAATCCGAAGTAACATCAGTGATCGGATTCTGCATAACCATATTAGGTACATAAGTTTTAACAGTTTGAAAGATAAGGTTGATCGGTTCATCACCGGACATACCCTGCTTATCTCTGTAGTACTGCCCCACATATTCTTTCAAGAACAACGCCCTTGCTCGGCGATAAGTTTGAATACGCTCAAAGCCTCGCCGGACTGCGTTCTGAAATTTAGCAGGTGTTACTTCTTCAGGCATAACTTACCCCTCAAAATTAAATTTGTTCCGCCAATTGCGGGCTTTCGATTTTTTGCTACCCTTACGCTGTTTCTTTCTAGCACCAACAGAACCCTCTGGGTAGCCGGGGCCTTCATGCTTAGTGGTCCCATGCTCCTTAGAGTCGAGCGTCAACGCATCAGCTATAACAACATCGCCATGAGTTTTACGTGCGTTAGAATTTTCTTCTACCAGTTCAGCAGGACCAATGCCACCACCTTTATAGTAGATATACATCTCTGCTTCTTCTAAGCCGAAGATACTATGGTTGATATAGCCACCATGTGCTAGCACTCTGTCATACTCAGTAAGCAACTCAAATTTACTGTCAGTGCTAGAGTGCCAACCATACTTACTCAGTTTCTTTTCTGACTTGTCGCCGGTCTTATCCATGTAGTAGCAGTACGGATATTTGAATGCCTTGACCAACTGTTTGCCGAAGTCGATACCGGGGCCGTTCTTCTCCCACTTAATCAATGGTAGGCCCTTGGGCTTCCTGCCGCCACACCATATCGCCAACGCTACTGCTGTTCTTGCCATCGTGAACGGTGGAGTATTAGCATCACGCCATTCAGCAATCTTCTCACCAGTCTCCCTACACTTGATAGAGATGACAGAGTTTGAAGCACCCTGACCTTTACTAATATCGCAACCGAACACATAAGTTTTAGTCTGATCTGGTCTACCTAAAGTAAGATTACACCAGACACGAAGCTGGCCATGACATCCCTTCGTCAGCTTCACAGCATCGTAGTCCCTTGCACGTATCTTAGTATATACAGCAGAGTCAGCGATCTTTTTATCCAGATGAATGTGATACCTACTCTTAGGCTCACACCCAAACAGGGCAATATGCTTTTTAATATTATTGAGTGTAAAGAACGTGTCACCAGACTCGGTATCTTTCATGTCAATTTCACGAGCCATTTCTTTGGGTGATCGCTGCTTCTCTTCTTCCTTATACCACGGCGAGCTGATATGCCACGCACCGTGCTCGTCCTGATACGTGAAACGCCCACCGCCTTTGTCCGGGTGTTCCCACCATGCCAGTTGAAACACTTCAATCTGCCCAGACTTTTTCCAGCGGGCGTACTCTGTGCCCGGACCAGCCGGGGTAGAATTTACGATCCTAAATGCTGACACGTCTTTCGTCGCCGAACGGATCAGAGAACCTTTTTCAACCTTAGCAAACTCGTCCAGCAAAAGGATTTTACGCCTGTCACCAGAACCAGCATTTTCATTTGTTGACTCGCCATCAATACACGCACCGTTAAGGATGTTCTTCATGTGCATAGAAGTTCTGTACTTCTCACCACTTCGCACGCCGGGCGGAACCATCCATTCGGGTAGCCATTGATTTATGTAGTCATGCTTTTGGAATAATGCTTTCATGTTGCCGGGCTGATCCACGTAGTCTTTAGTACGGGACATCTCAAGTAGCTGTGCATCATCAATGAACAACCACACCCAGTGCATGAAGCCTAAGCCACACCAGCTCGCACCCATGTCACGTGACTTGTCAATCAGAATTGACTTAGGGTGCTTCAGCCGATACAGCAGCTTATTAAACAGCCGGTCCTGAACGTCCCATGTTACAAAAGGTACATGCTCATTCTTGACCTCGATCTCCATGCCAGTAATCGGATCAATATCTTTCTGGTGGAACGTCCACAGGAACGTGTTGATCCAGAACAGCAACGACTCCGACGAAGCCGACATTAAATCCTGCTGTAAAATTATATCCTTCTCTGCCTTGCGGAGTAGCTCACCTCGCCATATAACATTTTCCACAGGGTCTTTAGGGATCATCAAACCTGTCAGCGGTTCTTTCCAGTGACGGGGTGTATTAGGGAACGGCGTGGATAGCGTGGGCTTAAGCGTTTCCTGTATCATCGTCCAGCCTCCCTATAGCAGAGATTCGTAATTTACCCTGCTCGGTAACCTTGTTCGACGTAGTAGGTCTAGTGACCTCGTCCTCTTGGACGGTCCCGCATCTACCTTCTAAGCGATCCATGATAACCGCAGCCATCTTTAAGTCAGGGGCGTGGGTGATCTTCTTCTCGCCATCATCTGTAATAACCACTTCCTCATAGCCGAGTGCTATACGCCACATTTTGCGTGCGAGTAGTTCAGCTTTAGATACCATGCGATCATCATCGCCACCCTTCCCCAATACAAACTCCGTCTCTTCAGCGATCTGTCGGATAAACTTAGATAGCAAACGCCCAGCTTTGATATTCTTACTTGACATCTTCATCTCCTTTTCCAAATTCTATCGCTTCTCTTATTGATGCTTCCCGGTCAAAGATAAAATACTTTATCATCAAGTCCAAACAGTCCAAGTCCGCTAGGAGCTTGCCATCGCTAATATGTTCGAGCGTAGGTCTTGCGTCCGGGTTCAGCGTCCTTATCATTGCGTGCAATCTTTCCTGAACCTCTTTTTGCTCCACGGTAGTCACTCCTAACTATGTCTGTACGTCTTCGGAATATCTCATTAGGATCACTTAGTGCAGTGGTCACCGGGTATCCATCAGCATAAAATGCCCAGCCCAGCAAAACGATCATCGCCACTACCATAGTGTAAGTTAGAAAATTTTTCACTAAAACCCCCACGATTCAAACATAGCTACGTCAGTGGCCAAAGGTCCACCGCCACCACCGCCACCACCGCCTGCTTCACCATATACACCGAAGCGTAGATCGAACCCTGTGTTCACTGTCCATGAACCCCCAGAGTTAGAGGACTGTGCCAAGGCCCCGGTAGCAAGTGTATCGCCAAGGGTAATGCCAATGGCTAATATGCCAGCGGTAACCTGAAACACAAGTGCGTAATACTCACCAGCAGTTAGCTCCAACGTCCCGTCGAAGTCAAATGTTATATCCGACTTGGATGAAGTAAGACCAACAGTAGAAATAGTAGACGATGCTAAAGGGGTTCCAGTA